ATTTTTCGGCACTAATTTCGTATTTTGGCTGTCACTTATAAATTTTCTTATGCCTAATGGCTGGAGGCAGAGGGATGTATAATCCGCAAATCCAAATTTCCGCAGAATCCGAAACGAAGCGTTCGATTTTCAGGAAAAGGGACAAAACGAAGCGTTCAAAAAAGGAAAGCGCGCAACACTCAAAAAGCCGAAACAAAAGTTTTGTAATGACCTCTGTTTCGGCTTTATAATTTCATAAAAAATGGCTTTATAACGGCATTAAAATAAGGCTCAAAAGTTTGGCCTTCTGCTTGAAAAATTGTATCTTTGTTCAGTGCTAAGCAGCTGTTTTATGAACTAATTTTTCCTGTTTCTTATACAGCATCATGTCTGTATATTCGGCAGAATAATTCATGTGGGCATTGAATTCCTTTTTTTGTACAACCCTCAAAAGGATTGCCAATGGTTCTGTTTGCTCCAATCCATTCACACAGTTCAAGTATGGAGGATTTATTGGATGTGAAATAAACGAAGGAATGCTTTTCGAGTATCTTTAAAACATCCAAATAATCAGACAAGCGCCAATACATATTGTACGTACCAACATCAGTGGAAAGATAAGGCGGATCAATTAAAAAGACGACTCCGGGAACATCCTTATATTGGTTGAATACTGCTTTGTAGTCGCATGATACAATTTCAAGCCCTTTTAAGTAGTCAGAAGACTCCGGATAACCGGTCTTGCGAATGTTGTTATAAAGGACTTCCTTGCGCATTTCGGCTACAGACAATTTATACTTCATGGAGAACATTAGTGAGGATGATAAGGTTATAAAATCCACGTACCCAACATTTAGTTCTTCTTCCTCGATACGTTTAAAAATGCGTTCTCTAAGTTCCCCTTTAATTGGTTTATGTTTGGGTATCGAATTACCCACCAGCTCCCTAATATCGGCAAGCAGTTTATTTGTCTGTGGGATATTTTTCAGTCTGAACCGGTAGTTGTCGAAGTCATTGTAGACAACAGTAGCATCGGGCTTGCTTCTTTTGGCTATATGCGAAAGAAGTCCGGAACCGCCAAACAAGTCCACAAACACGGTATCTTCAGGGAACTGTTCCAAAACTTTAATAAACTCTTTAGCAAACATTCTTTTTTGGCCCACAAATGGCAGCGGTGCCGACAGATTCATTTTCGTCATACGTTCAATTCAAATTTAATATTCTCAACTCCGGATAATAGTTCCATGGTCCGGTTAATGTTATTTTCATATATATGCACATTTCCAAGGTCAAGGGTTAAGGACTTCAAAGGAAGTTCCACCTGCCTTGCCATCAGATAAAGATGATAAATATCAGCCGGAAGCCCAAGGTTGGCATCAGAACTGCGCTGGTATGCGGATAATACCAGTTCCCCCTCTTCAATCTGGAACTGCACAAGGCTCAGGCAGGGTGCCTGGTTGCTTTCCACCCCAGTCTCTCCAAGAAACAGAACATAGTTCTTGCTGTTGCGCTTTTCCCGGTTAATCTTAGCTATAAGGGGTGGAAGCTTTTCAAAGTAAGTGGGGTAGCTATTCACGAGGGTATGGCCACAATAGTCCCACCAGGTAATACCTGCCTCCTTATATTTTTCCACATCCCGAATACCCTGCATAAACAGCTTTAATTCTTCTTTCAGCTTCTTTCTGGCCATCCCATGGCTTTCAAATATATCAAGTAAATCAGCCGGGGTCAGCATGAGCCTTTCGTTCAATAGGTATTTGATACAGCCTTTCTTGTTGGTTTGGGTCTTGCCCGTTTGGAGTATCTTGTCTAATATCTGGTAATACTTATTCATAAGCTATTGATTTTTGTCTGTGCAAAGTTAGCCCCATCAGACAACACAAGGTATCTCCGGCATATTAATCACACTGCACCGAGCGTGCAGTGCTTTCCAAACCGTTTGATAATATCATACACCTTGCGTTCGCTTACTGAATATTTATTTGCCAAAAACGCCACTGTATAAGTGGTCTTCTCACCCCGGTTTTTCATGACCTCATACTCCGTATATAAGTCTATGAATCGAAGGTCATCCTGCTTGCCGCCTAAACTTATAAGCAATTCAAGCAGTTTTCTATTGAATTTAAGTGCTTCAAACAATGTCATATCCAATCATTTTTGTACTTTTGCAATGCCAATCATTTTTAGACAACAAAAAGCCAGAGCGCGACAGAGGGTATTTGCCCCCGGTCGTGCGCTCTAGCGTACTTGTTGTTCTAAGTGATTGGCGTTACTTTTAACAGGCCGGGGGCTTTTTTTATCCCTCCCCCGAAGGGATTATCAATCATTTAATCCGGTATAAATCCAAATTGAACTTATCTTTCTTTTCCCAGCCTTCAGCCAGAACCTTCTGAATATACCTTACCACTTTCGTATAGAAGTCTTTCAACTCATCTAACCGACTAAAAGTATGGTATTCGGGCTGTTCATCCGAACCAAACTTGAATGTGACCGGTAGGGTTTCTCCGCCCGTCTGAACAGCCAGATCGTATGCTGCCTTATAGTTGTACTGGTTCTCCGTGGAAAGCCATACAGGGGCACCATTATAGGCGAATCCGGATAGGATAGCTACATCAGTCTGGCTGTTATACCAGGACATAACCAATGTGCGGATTTCCTCACCGGTAGGCTTATGCCCGAACTCCTCTTCCATGTAGGAGGCAGAGCCGTTCTCTTTTTCCTGCACATCCCATCGGATGCGCCATTTGTCTTTAACCGGGTTCGTGCATTCCATCAGCGAAACCCCGGAACTTCCTTCAACTCTTCTCATGTAAACACGTATTTGGTTCTACCTTTGCCGAATGTCTCTGTCTTGATGGTCGTTTCAAACGGAAAGCCATCCGGCATTTCTTTCACTTGTGCGAGAATATTCTTCATTTCCTCGCTGTTGGTGAAGAATTTCTTTGCCTCGCCGTTCACTTCGATGGCCACAATACAGCGGTCTTCTCCCTGCTCGGTCTTGATACCGGTCTCGAAATCCTTCACTACAATCGGTAAGTTTACCAGTTCCCGGATGCTTACCACCACTCCGGGAAATCGCTTCTTTCCGTCCTCCGGCTTGTAAGCGACATTCAAGTCTTTAAAACTTCTCATTTCTTTGCCTGTTAATTTTTTAAACAACTTATTACAATCCGCGTGTTTGGCCATACCATAAAAACTGGCCACCAGTTCACGCCTTCTTTTCCTCGATTTTACCTCGTGCATCTTCTAGGCAAACTTCTGTTTGATGCGTTTCCGCAATCTTACATAGTCGGGACGGATAACGTAGCCAAGGAAATCAATGCCTTCTTCTACAGGGAACACCCGTTCATTCGGCTTTATTTCCAAGTCTATTTTTCCCATTTGCCCGTGAACAGCATCACGAATCTTCCACAATTCCGCTTTCGTTTTACCGAGTACCAGTCCGTCATCGCAATAGCGATAGTAATAACGAACCCCGTACTTATCCTTCAGATAGTGGTCTAAAAATACAGACAGAAGCAGATTTCCTGCCCCTTGTGAACTGCGCAGTCCGAAACTGATACCTTCCGGCAGCAGCTTAACAAACCGCTCCAACAAGACCAACAGCCTTTTGTCCTTGAACACTCTCCGGAAGCACCACATAACAAAGTCCTGCCGCGCATTGTCGTAAAACCTCCGGATGTCAAATTTGTATGCGTAAAGCGTACCTTCCGGATCTTTTTGCAAATCGGTACGTATGCAGTTCATCAGGTCATGAGTACCGCGCCTTTTGATGCTTGCACCGGTTGTCCGGATATAACGTTTTTGCAAGTGGCGGTCCACCACATTCATGATGGCAAACACAGCGATGCGGTCTTTCATGGACAGGATCTGCAAAATACGTTTTTTACCGTATTCTTCAATTTCCCTCTCATGGTAGCCGCCCAGCCGGAATGAGCCGTCCGCAATGGAAGCCGTCAGTTCGGCGATAATCTTCTCCCTATGGGCAAGCAGGAACCGTCCCTGCCTTGACCTCTTACGATCGGTTCCGCGAAGTACCGAATCGAATTCCTCCGACATATTGGAGTATTGGATGATTTCCTCGATAATATATCCTTCCCTGCGCATAAGCTATTGGTTAATAAACATGGAAGATGAGGGCCTTCCTTTCCCCGGGTCTGACTTCTTCGAACTGATAACAGCCTACCAAACTCCACCCGACGCGTGATTTTTCAGCTTTCCACCTTTTTTGGTGCTGTTGCTGTGGCTTACGCCACCTCGCGTATCGCCTTGTACGCAGCAACGCTCTCGGCTCTGACGATTTTTCCGCGGAAGGCAAGACGCGAGCCGAAATACGCATGCGTAGCCGAAGCATCGTAAAACGCATTCACGTACGACACGCCGCCATTCGCACCCGTGTAGGTGTCGCCACGATAAACCACACGGCTTGCTGCGGAGCTTATCCCATATTTATCGCAATAATAAGTTGAACTACTGCCATTCATCGTACCTACGGATACCACATCCATGTGCTTGCCGTGTGATACACCGCATATCCACTGGTCTGTACTTATTCTGCCTTGCACTAAGCGTGTACTACCATCGGGCATCCATATACGCCACTTCCCAACGTTGCCGGTATTATTAGGCAAATCAACACCATCCATCATATCATTCTTATGACCGTAGATATCCTCATAGCCAAGACAACAAATATTGTTCACCTGCGTAACCTTATCCCTGCCGTATTCATCCTGACCTTTATACCATGCATACTGATGCACAACGCCGTCTATTGAAGAATTGGTTACTTTGTCATTAATAGCATACGCTGCATCATATCCTATCGTATCCTGCATACCATAAGACGCAGTGCCTCCTGTTATACGGGCTGTTGTATGCAGACCACCTCCACATTGATCCTGACTATCCTTACGACCATATCTTACATAGAACAAGTTGGCGATACGGAAGTGCATCAGCGCATCTATCTGTTGCATTCCACGCTGTTGGCTGTAATAATGGAAATCCAACCAATTCATATTTGAAGCAGTGCTGTTGCCAGTTATGCAAGCTCTGAGTTTGCTCCCCACGACAGAACTGCCCACAACTGCACAAAGATGCTCGTCGTTGGCAACCCAGTCGGGTTCCATGTCCTCTATACGCTCGCTGTTGCTCAGCACTACCTTGTCAAACTCTGCCGTATTCAGAATACTGAAATGCAGGGTTTCCGCACCGTCGGGAACTTCTGCTATCAGGTACATGCCGGCCTCGAATCGGCTGCCGAGTGGCGTGACCACCACGGTATCGACTACTCGCCCGTCCGCATCGGCAAATACTGAGCCTACGAGGTTTGTGCCGGGAACGCTCGGAAAACGGACGCGTTTGTAACCTTTCACGTCAACCTTGCACACGGAATACGACTTGTCAGCGCTGTACAATTCTTCCAGTGTGGTCTTCCCGGTCATTATCTTGCGCTCCGGCAAATGCCCCCCGAGCGTGCCCTTGATGTCATCAAGCGTGAACACTGTCGCTTCGGGGACAGAAGGCATGTTGTCTCTGTCATTGGAACTGTAGCAACTGTAATGCTTGCCTTTGAGGTAATCGTTAATCCCTTTGCTCCAAAAGAACGGCTCGTACATCATCCATTCTCCCTCGCTGCCGTCCAGCTTCGCCACCGTACAGTCGTTCATATCCTCCGCATCGGCATAGAAGTTCGAACTTTCGTCATGCAGGGGGAAATAGGTCATCTCCCCGTCCAGGTTGTTCACTTCCACCTGCTGCCCGGCTATCTCCACCTTCCGGCTCGTAGGCATCCTGGTCACCTTGGCCAGTACGCGGTGGCGCTTGGACAGGATGGCATTCACATGCCCGCTCATTTTGTACGCATTCCCGAACTTGTATCCGGTCTTGTTGTCCAGGTTTGAAACATTGGCATCGTCGGCCACGCTGTCGTCAAACTCGATCATCGTATAGGGTGGCTGCTTGATGGTCAGTTCCGGATAACGGGCGGCATACTTCTCCAGTTCCTCATCGGCCAGATACTTCGTCAGGGTCAGCTTGCCCCTCAGCCCCGAATGCCGGTCATCCACGGCACCCGTCTGCGTATACGTTCCGTAGTCGTAATACTTCTTCAGCAGGGTTCCGTCGTCTTCCCGGTCTATCTCCAGCACGAAGCGCTCCAGCTTGCCGCTGCCGTTCAGTCTGGCCTGGTGAAGGCGTTCCAGCATAGCGAACCCGTCGATGCCGGGGCAGTTGGTGTAGCGGTAGCCCCGCACATTATTGATGCCTTCCAGTATCAGGCCACTATCGGACAGCTTGGTCAGATATTCCAGGAACAGTTCCTCAATCGTGTCCGGCAGGCATAACTGCACAACGGGCGCACCGGTGGCCAGTTTCACACGGGTCAGCCCCGTACCCCTCACGTCCAGTTTCTTCAGGCGGCCCTGCCAGCTCAAGTCCAAAGTAGCCACATTGCCGTTGTCCCCGTTCCGGGCCAGCCGGTTGTTCCGCATGTTCACTTCTTCCAGAAGCAGCATGCCGTTCGTCGAAGCCATGAACGAGCCGTTCCGGTAACCGCTAGCTTTCTCCACGCTCATGTCGAGTTTTACCAGTGAGGTCAGCAGACCGAAGTTGAAGCCGATTGCGAACGCATCCTCGTGCCATACCAGCTCCTTGATTTTGGCTGCACCGATAATCTTCAGCGGGTCGTTCTCACCGAAGGCACGGGTCAGCTGCAGGGAATGGAGCACGTCTGCATCCACCACGCCGCTGTCAGCCTGTACACCGTTTGAGGTGGATAATTGCACACGGTAAGGGATGGTCAGCCGGTACTGCATCGGTTTCAGTTTATAAGCCTTGTCCAGCGATGCCGTACTCTGGTAGAACTGGGCACCCAGCGTAGATACATAGCCGTACTCCACCTGCTTCAGGTCGTACCTGCGTTGGATGAAGTAGTTCCGGTGTGCTTTTAACGAACCCTTCAGACCGTAGATCTGCGGATACGTCTGTTTGGCACCGTCAGCACCCACCGGCATTTCGTTCAGGAACGGGTAGATGTATTTGAAGATGCCGGACTTGTTATAGAGGCGTGAGCACCACTTCTTCATCTGTTCGGTATCGAAATGGTCAATGGCTTTCTGGATACTGAAGGCACTCATGAAGCTTGCGCCCCCGTTCCATCCGCTCACCATAATCTCCACAATCATGTCCCAGCAATTGGCCACGATGAGGTTCCACAGCCACGAGTTATGACCCTGCATCACATAAGCCCCGTCGCGCTTCGTCTGGCGGTTGTCGTCATACTTCCCGGTCAGGAACGACTTGTTGTCAGAACCCAACTGGCAGTCGCCGTCATAATAGTCAATCGACCATTTCACACCGTCCCATGTGCGGATAAGCATGTTCTTCGCAAGCTGGTCCACGCCGAGGTTGAACTGCACGTACAGATAGTAGGCAATCAGGTGGGGAAGGTCGAAATACTTCCCGGCCTCTTTCCTGAACGTATCGCTCTGCCACTTGGCGGTAGGGAACTTGTCGCCGTCGTCCTCATAGTCCACCCCCTCGAACGAATGGGATTCCGTGCTGTATGTCATGTTTTTTCCGGCAGGCGTTTCCTTCACACACCGGTAGACAAAACTCATCATGCGGTCGGTGGCCTTGTACATCTTGTCGTACTTGTCACCGGTACCGAGGTGGTCTTTCAGGTTCGGTTCTTCCTCTGCATCCCCTCCGCCGTCTGTCCAAAAGGTGTCTTTCGGGTGGTTGAACTCCAGTCCGCCGTCAAAGTTGTAATCCATGAAATCCTTATGCTCCGGTTCGGTACTCGGCAACCAGTGGAACAGGCACAGCGGATTGGAGTTGTTCAGCGTCTCGAAGCAGACGGGCAGGTACTGCTTGTGTCCTTCCTCGTCGGCTTCCAGATAGTTCAGCGTGTCGCCCTCGCCCCATTTCTCGCCGCCGATGGTCTCATCCTGGCCGAAGATGGGATAGCTGTCGCTCTTCTCGTTGTTCATGTTGTACTGGCCGTAATAGGTCAGGTCTTCATCAACACTCTTCGCTACGAACAGGTCGCACGGCAGGCCGTCGATAGCCGAACGGTAATCATCCTCCAGCCCATGGTCTTTGGCGTAACGCTGGGCAGGAGTAAGCAGCCCCATCTCTTTCAGTCCGTCATTGATAAGCTTCGCACCACCGGTATTGGTGGTCATGGACGAGTCCGAGAAGTCGCATTTGGAACATGCCAGCTTCGCGCCTACGGAGTTCCTGCGCAACTTGAAGAGATTTTTCTTGCCGGTAGTTACCACCGGATTCTTCTGCCTGCCGTTTCCGTCAATCTCCCCGTAGCTCAATGTAACCGTCCAGCCGCTTGCCGTCTTCTGGAAGTAGAAACGGAAGTTCTTTCTGGCATAGTTCACGGAAGAAGTACCCTGAATACGGACATATACGTTGGTAAGGATAAAGTCAAGCGTCCTGTCCTCTCCGTTATAGAAACGGACCTCCCTTACCAGTTTGTTGGCCTTCTTGTCGTTCAGCTGGGCCAGTGCATCCACCACGTTCAGCGTGTCGCTGTCGCTCGGAACCTCACTGCCCACGCTGCCCGTGCCTATCAGTACCAGGATCGAGTTCCGGCGCTTCTTCATCAGCCCCATCAGCTTCTCCATGCTCACCGTATCTCCTTCATTCAGCACGCGGTTGTCCTCATCCAGTGAGCGCACGCCCGGTTCCCCGTCGGCATCCTCCAGGTGGTTGCGGTCCACGATGTAGTTGTTCAGCACCTCGTCCGAGGTCAGCGCCTTGTTATAGATACGCACGCTCTTCACGTTCAGGTCGGCACCTGCCGACTTAAATTCCAACTGGCTCTGAATGTCAAAATTCACCTTGTCGAGCCACTTGGAAGCAGCCGACTCTTCACCGTTCACATAGAAACCGATCAGCGTGCGCTGTTCGTTGGTCTGCACGTTCGGATAGAACACGTAGGTAATGCGGATATTCGTACCCGGCTGGAACTTGGTACCCACCGAGTCTTCATAGCGCAGCACCTGTCCGGCATCCATCGCCTCGGTCACCACACCGGTCAGGAACTTGGCCTCTTCCGGGGTCACAATCAGCCCGTACCGGTTGCCGTTGTCCAGCTGCCCCAGGCAGGTGATCAGCTCGGCATCCGTATCCGTCACGTTGGCCGTGCTGTATTCTATCTCCAGCGTCATGCCCACGTCACGGATGGCAAATCCCTCCGGCTTGTCCGCCTCGTTGAAGGGGCGGTACCCACCGTCGGCAGTCAGGGTCATGCCTGCACCGCCGGCCAGCAGCAGGCGGTCCTTGTGCCAGCCGCTACCGGCACCATATTCGTTCACGCTCCACAGCACGTCCCGGAACTCCATGCGCTTGTCACCGCTCACCCAGCTTGCCGGGTTGTTTTCCGTGTTGCTTCGCCCGAAGGCGTCAAACGTACACACGGCATCCGGTGCCAGCGTGGCTTCAATGTCCGGGTGCGATGTGGTGTTCACCTGCACCTCAAGCACGGCATCACCGCACGACACACGATAGTCCAGCGGTTCCACGTTCACGTTCGTCCGTCCGTAGCTGCCGGTCTCACCGCGTTGCAGCAGGTCTTCCTTCACCACGCTGCCCCGGTCGGTCACTTTCACACGGGCCGTGTACGCATCGCGGTCATAGCCGGCATACGTGAAGTTCCATGCCGTGAACTGCTCTGCCTCCAGCACCGGGTGTTTCCAGGCACGCTGGAACCCCGCTGCCCGGTGGCTGAACATCATGCCGGCATACGCTGTCACACCTCCGCCTGCCTTCAGCAGCGTAATGTAATGCACCCGGCTCACCACACCGGAGTTCTCATGCTGCGCGTAGGCTTCCACCACGTTCGTACCCTCCTGCATCTGTGTCAGGGGGATGGTCACGTTCTTCTGCTGCACACCGCTGCCGGCCGAAAGACCGAGGGGAAAGGCCTGTCCGCCGTTCACGCGGTAGTAGATGTTCTTCTCCCCGCTCGTGCCCTTGGCAGTAAAGGGGATGTTCACGTCATTTTTATATCCCCCGTCGGTCAGCCCGTTGCCCACCGAGTAGGTGGTCTCCAGCTCCATGGCCACCATGGTCACCTTGGCCGTGGCCGTCTTCATCAGCGTGCCGCCCTGGTAGGTTGCCTGCGCTTCCACCTGCACGGTATAGGCGGTGGCATCCTTCAGGTAGGGCGAAGCGTCAAAGGTATAGCTCTGTCCGGCTGTAACGCCCACAAACTCCGCATCCCGGAACTCACTGATGACGGTCGAACCGCGTTTCACGATTACGCGGGCTTTCAGGTCGCTGTAGCCGTCCACCGTACCGCCACCGGCAGTACCCACACCCACGGAGTATTTCACCACAAAGCCGCTGCCCAGTGCCAGATACTGCGAGGCGGGAAGTCCCGCACCGCCGCTGTCCGTCAGGTCGATGTTCACCACCACCTTGTCGTCATCCGTGTACTTGGAAAAGCGCACTTCCTTCGAACTCTCGCCGCCTTGGTTGTCCTTCTGCTTGACGGTCATCACGTACTGGGTACCGTCCTCGCTGTCCTGCACATCCACGTCCGTCACCGTACCCACCATCGCATCGAACACCGTTCCGGATGTAGGAGGTTTCGTCTCGCCGCTCACCAGTTCCTCGGTAGGGGTACGGTTTGACAGTTCCTTCTTCAGGAACGCTTCGATGTCATCGCCTGCATAGGCATGATAGGTGCCGTCCGGCTGTTTCTGATTCCATGGTGTTTCAAGATTCATCGGATGTTCAGTCGCGTTGATGATTCCGCTTATTTTCCTTTTTGCCATAATACTGTCCTTTTATAATAATCATTCATTTATCAGTTTTACTGCTACCGTTCCATGCGTCCGATCCGTTCCACGGCTCGTCGCCTTTCCAGTATCCAAGTCCGAAACAGCTGCTTATCGCAGACCATACCAGTCTTGCCCCGGCATAGACAGCCGACAGGGCACGTTTCCCCACATACGCAGCCGTTATTTCCTTACCGCCTATGGTTATCATCGTCAATCCTCCTCATAAATCAGATACAGCGTATTCGCATCCTTGTCCTGCAGTGCCTCGTAAGCTTCCCCGCTCATCACCTCATGCCGGTAGGCCAGCAGTCTCAGGCTGCCTCCCGTTCCGGTATATACGGCATCGCCCAACAGGTAGAGCTTGTCCGGCAGGATGGCTGTCCGGTCAGCATTCATGAACATGCCGGCAGGAGACACACCCGCCACATCCCAGTCCCCGTACAGGGTGGAGTCCATGTGGTAGGCGAACTTACCGGCATCCGCTACATACACTACGCTGCCGCCCGGTTTGGTACTCTTGTCAGGTAAAACGTTGCCTGTTTCCATCCATGAGGAAAAGTGTGCGGTAGCTCCGCCGACGGCTGCTGCCGTAGTCTGTTCCACCTTGGCAGCGGCATTTTCTGCCTTGGCTGCCGCTTCGTTGGCCTTGGTGGCCGCTTCTGTCGCGGCCTGGGTCTTTTCCTCCAGTCCGGCTACGGCTCCTTCCGCTTTCTTGGCGGCAGCCTCGGCACGGGCGGCGGCATCGTTCGCAGGCTTGCCTATCAGTTCCAGGGGGACGTTCACCATCTTGCCGTCCTTCTCACCGGGCAGTGATTTCACACCGCTCAGCGAGGTGACGGTCTCCAAGTCCTCCACGCCGGTCGAACTCTGGAGTACCTGGTTCAGCACTTCCTGAACCAGTTCTTCTTGTGTCATTTCTGCCATACTCATTCGTTTTTATTGTTCCCTGCCTGCAGCAGTTCATTCAGTCCGTCTATCACACAGGGCAGACAGTATTGCTCCACCACCGATTTTATCAGCCCGGCTTCTTCATCACCGTATTTCTCTTCTCCGGTGCTGTCCAGTATATTGAAGGCCAGCCGGTGGGCCTTGATGCCGTTGGCATGGGTATAGAGCAGGTCTGCCACCTGCTCGCGCACGTCAACCGTCAGCCAGTTTGTGCGGCTGATCCCAGACGGCATGCTGAATTCCTTGAAGTTCAATCTTTTCATCATTCTGCTGAAGTATTATATCTATAGTAATAAATTGTGCCCCCTGTGGACCAGGAAAGCGTTTGACAACTGCTTCCTATCAGTATCCATTTGAGCTTTCTGGATGTAACCGCTCCTGTATTCGGGTCCAGTATAGCACAGTTCTTTAGGATTAGTTCAATCGTACCTGAATCTATCTGCAGGAAGTCCGCAGCATAAATATCCCAGTGTTTGCCTGCTCCTTCATATTTCTGTCTGAACAGGCCGCTTTCAATAGAGCTTCCATCCTCTGTCCGGATTGTTGTAGGGTCTGTATACACCCTTGTCTTCAAAAAATGCGAATCCATAACCAAGACCCTGGCTCCTTCATATTCTTCTGAAACGGGCAAGACAACACCACGAAATGTAGCATCTATATACAGGTTAGTATTCAATCTGTATTCATAGTTTCTTGTTGTAGAATTATTTCCAAGTGCAGTCGCATCGCTCAAATCTATGTCTTTAAATACAGAATATACATATCCCTTTATCTTGGCATTCTTGGCTTCAATGCTGCCATCCTCCAGTATCTTGAAGTTTCCATTGGCTGTCACAAGCCCCTCCAGCTGTATGTGGTCGGCTGTCAGCTTGATTTTGCTCACGGGCTTGCCGTATTCATCCGTATCTTCCACACTGACCCCGATAAGGGCCACCTTTCCGCTGGCATCCTGGGCATACAACCCGGCACCTTCCGGCTTGATCACCAGCCCGGTTTCTTTCAATGCAGCCCCGTCCTTGTCAAACACCGCCGCTGAAATCTTCACCAGCCGGTCGCTTTGTTCAAACAGCGTCCGGTACTTATAGGCCAGTGCATCCGCCTTGTTGGTGCTGAACACCAGCAGCGAAATGTAAATCACGCCCGTAAACGACAGCTTGAAGTCGCCAGTGCCGTTCCAAAGTCCGTCCAGCGTGAACATCTTCTCACCGCCAACGGGCAGGTCCTCTTCATGGCCGAACATGTTGAAGTTCTCAAACCCAGTCTTGTCGGCGTTCACAAATTCTATTTTCAACCTTCCGGCCTTGATAACCCGGTAGCTGAACGACAGATACACCACGCCGGGCACCCGTTCGCCCTGGCTGTTCGTCTGCCGGTACTCCGGTACCAGACGGAAGTCTTTCAGCCGTTGCATGATGTAATTGTTTCGGATATAAGCATAAGGCACCTTGCCGTCTGTCCGTATCTCGGCATGCCCGTCCGGCTTCGTGCCGTAAGGACCGCCGTTCGCCCAAATCCAGCGTCCGCCCAGGGTGAACAGCGTGGCCTTGCTGCCCGTCTTCCATTTGTCCATGCCGTCGGCAAAACTGCTGTTGTCCAGATAGCTCTGGTCTTCACGTATTTCCTTGCGCAAGCCTTCCACGGCCGAATGGATTTTACCCTCAGTTATCTCAAACCGAGTCAGAATGTCCTCGCCGGTCATCAGCACAAACGTACCCTTCAGCCACACGTTGTCGGCATACAGGCCGTTCCCTTTCGGCTGTTTGTCTGCCGGGAAAGCGCTGCTCCTGATGCCGTCCAGCTTACCCAGCCGGCAACGAAGGCAGCCGTTGAAGTTCTTGGCCTTCACACCGTCCAGAATGTCGATACGGGGCTGTCCGTCCTCCGTGGCCGCAATGGATATAAGGTTCTGCCGGAGCGGGTTTTCGGTGTTGCCCATCAGCACGCACTCATCGCCTGCCTCCGGCTTCACCCCGCCAAACTCGCTTACCGGGACCAGCACACCACCGGCTATCACCGAGGCCACCTCCACCCAGTATGCTTTTAGTTTCTTACCACCCGTAACCGCACAGCGCATCAGGTCATGGGCCACAAAACCCGATTCCTGCTCAAACACGATGCGGTAGTTGTCGCCCTGCTTCACCACGTCCTTGATCTTGCCGTTGGCAGCCGACACTACCAGCTGGCCGCACACGCTGCGCACCTTCTCAATCAGCAGTTCCAGCGCCACCAGGCTTTGCCGGGCAGTCACTTTGTCCACCGTCAGGTTTGTCAGTCCGGTCAGCTGGTCAATCCACAGCTGCCAGCCCTCACCGGTCAGCCCGTCCACAAACTCCGTGCTGCGCAGCAGTTCGCGGATCACGGCAGTCAAGTATTCGGCATTGCCCTCACCGTCCACGATGCCGCAGGGCTTGCCGCCGGCAGCCTCGCCAAAGCTCACACCCTTCAGGAAGCGGATGGACTCTTTGGCTGTGTCCGGCTGGTTCTTGCTCAGGAACTCTTTCTGGCTGCGCCGGGCGGAAAACAGGTTGTTGTCCGTGGGCAGCGTCTTGTCCCAGCTTCGTATGATGTCCGGAAGGGCAGCGCCTTCCGTCTTTGATTTCGTATAGCTTTTCAGCGCACCGATGCTGTCCGTCACCTTGTCGAACTTGCCCACCTGCAGCGCATCGCTTATCTCGATGTCCATCTGCCCGGGTTCGTTCACCTTGCGGCTGATCTTGGTGATACGGCTCTGACGGTAGCCTTTTTCCGGGAAATACTTCCGGCTCTCCAGCTTCACCCGTCTGCCCACAAACAGGTCTATGCCGTGCTCCTCGATGTATACCGGGTCTGTCGGGGCTTTGTAGGCGGCAATGTCCAGCCAGTGGTCCCGGTTGTAGTCCTCAACCGCTGCCGCAAATTCCTCTTCTGCCAGCCGGTAATACTCATCAGGCATCCGGATGTTCCACAGGATATAGGTGTCACCGGCCCGCGGCACCAGCTTGCCGCCCGGCAGCTGGGTGTCGTCATCGTAGGGCCAGATGGTAATCAATTCAAATTCCCTCGCCGCACTGTCGTAGTTCACCTCAAAGTAGTGGTCATCGCTTTCTCCCAGTCCGGCAAGGTCGCCCGTCTGGAACGACACGCGTTTGGTTTCTCCGGCCAGCTCGTACAGGTTGGGGTCAAAGTCCAGTTCCCCGTCCCGGAAATAATAGACGGTGAATTTGTTTCCTTCATCGTCTGCCACCTCCTCGCTGCGAACCGAGCTCACCGTACCGACCCGACGGGGGAAGATGCCGCTGAAAGCATCCTGCTCGTAATGGTCATAGATGCCATATTCCTCCACGCCCTGCTCGATGTACTTCTTGCCGCCGGGAAGCATCAGACGCGGGCTGCCGTATTTCTCCGCATCGATGTTGCGGGTCGAGCCTACCGGGAACAGGCGCGTATAGAATTTGGCCGTGTTGCTCGTATCTCTTTCCAGGGAGGTCAGCCCCTTGCCATAGCCAAGGGTGATTTCTTCCCCGTGTTCGCAGCGGCACACGTTCACAGTCTGCCCCTCAACCCACCATTCCACCTTGCCGCCTGCCTTTTCGGCAATGGCTTTCAGTGCTTCGTCGCAGTACATCCCCTCGTAGTCTATCGTGATCAGCTCCGTACCTTCCACCGTACCCACCTTCCAGTCGGTCGTGTGGCCCATGCCGTCATTGATTACTTTCACCACCATCGCCACATGCTCGCGGGGCGTGGCTGTCAGGGTAAACAAGGGGTTCGTGTCCCCGTCCGTCGTCTCCAGCATCAGGAACCGCTTGATCAGGCTCTCCACGCCGTACAGCTTCAGGTCATAGTCCCATTCGCCCTCGTTCACCTGCTTCGGGGTGTAGCGTTCCGTCAGCCAGTACCGTTCGCCCAGATAGTCCGTGTAGTCGTTCACGTCCAGGGGCAGGAAGTCATAGTAGCTGAACGACAGGGAAAGCACATTGTCTCCCTGTACCTCCTTGCTTTGCGTCGAGCTGTCGTTCACGGCCACGTCCGCACGCTTGGTCCCGGCTTTGTCATATATCGTTAGAAGCATATTCTAATAGCGTTTGAATGGTTATATAATCGGTTTCGGTTCCCGGAACTTTACCCGGAACTTTCCGGCATGCACGCCTTCCGTCCACAGGTAGGTCAGCGGGGTGAACTTCGTACAGTCGGCATACTTCACACGCAGCTGCAGGTCCAGCTGGGGGAAACGGATCTCCAGCCAGCCGGCCTTTCCCTGCTTCAGGAAATTCACAAAGGCAAAGTACTGTTTCATCCAGCCTGCCTGGGTCTTGTTGTACAGCGCAAAGTGCAGCGTCACGTCCCGCGCCTCGTTCTTGGGGTTAAGAACTGCGGAGTATTTCTCACCGTCCTCTTCCCGTATGTCCACAGCCGTATCCTTCTTGGCCTTGCTCGGGGTCAGGATGGCCGTCAGGTTCTCCATGCCCCCGCGCCGGTCTTCCACCAGGAACACGCCGTATTCCGTCCAGATGTCCGTGCCGTTCACCAGCACCAGTCCGCTCAGTATATTGCCCATATCACTTCACTTTTAGTCCGTCACGTATCATTTTCTTTATCACTTCCTTCAGTTCGCCCAGGTGTCCGGCGCTCACACCGGTGTTCTCGGCTATCCGGGCCAGATGCCCTTCGGCCGTGTCCATCTTCTCCACCACGCTTTCCAGCCGGTCGTCCATGCTGCTCCAGTGCTGCAGCCCGCTGGTGAACATGCCATCCAGCTTCGTGCCCTGGTCCTGCGTCATGGCCGTAAAGCCGCCCGCTTTCGCACTTTGGCTGGTGCCGCCGGCTTCGGTCTTGTCGTAGCCCGTAGCAGCAGCCAGGTTGTCACGCAGGGCAAGGGCTTCGTCCACATACTGCATGTACTCTTCTGTCAGCGCGTTCCGTTCCGCCTCGGTCAGTTCGTTGTCCTCCATGGCCTTGCCGAACTTCTCCCACCAGCCTTTCAGTTTTTCGCTGTACATCTCACCGATCTTGTTGCTCAGCATCGCCCGCATGAAGTACTCGGATATATCCTCCGCCGCATCCTTGGCACCGTACTTCATGTTCATCAGGTTGTCGATGAAGCTGCTGTACATACCGTCGAACGAAATGCCCGTCAGCCCTTCATACAGTTGGTCGGTCAGTTCCTCCAGCTTGCCGGCCTGCGCTATGTAGTCATCCAGCTTCTCGGTCAGTCGCCCGCCATAGCCGCCCTTGCCGGTGTTCTGGATTTGCGTCCACATGTCCACATTCGAACGCAGTGCCTTCATCTCCTCCGGGCTCAGGCTCCACAGGTTCCCGTCCCACTGGCGGCCAATCTGCCCGCTCAGTTTGTCTATCTGTGCCTGGCTGAAGCCGCCCCAGTAGTAGTTCCAGCTGTGGTGGCTTCCGTGGTAGCCGGCTTGCGCCATAGCCATCTGCAGGTAGTTCGAATTCGTTTCCTGCTGCATCTTGTACGCATCGCGGTAAGCCGCCACACTCTTTGTTCCACGGCTCTGCTTGAGGGTGTCGGTCAGGTCCTCAATCGAGGTCTGCAGCAGCTCGTTCCGGTTGGTCAGGCGCTCCATCGTGGCTTGCACCTCCTTGGCATTGCTGCCGCTCCAGTTGATGATACCGCCCAGGCTGAACACCTGTTTCACCACACCGCTCAATGCCTTGATACCGCCGGTCACAATGCTCATCGGCCGCGTCAGGTCTATGCTATCCAGCCCGTCCAGCGTCTGCCCCACACCCTCCAGCCATTCGCCCATCCATTCGGGGGGATCGATGCCGAACTGTTCCACCAGCCCAAGCAGGTCTTCCGCAGCACCCACATATTCCTTCACCTCGCCCACACTGTTATGCAGCGCGTCCGTGGCCTCGGCCAAAGCCTTCTGCTTTGCGTTCCGCGCTGCATCCAGCGTAGCCTTGGCATTCTGTTGCTCGGCTTCCGTTCCTTCCCTGACAGCCTTGTTGTAGGCTTCCTGGGCTTCCTTGACTAACAAGGTCGTGGATTGCACCTGGGATATGGATGTTTTCAACGCTGTAAAAGGATTGCGTTCGTTCAGTTTCTTGTCGATGGAATCTATCGCACGTACCAGGTCTTTCAGACTGTCCGGCTGCAGATCCTTTTGTGTATCGATATATTCCTTCAGACGGGTACGGAGTGACTGCAGGCTTTCAGTGGATACCTTGTCAAGGTCTCCGAAGACGGATTCCCAGTCCAACCCTTCCTTCAGTTCCTCCATGTCCAGATCTGCCATCTTTTTCTTCAACTCCTCCTGAAGTGTTTTTTGTTCGCCTTCTGTCGTGGCTTCTGCAATGCGTTTTTCATACTCCTGCGTGATGGCCAGTTTCTTTTCCTCGTAGTTGCCATATTCCGACAGGTAATCTCGCATGGCTTCGGCTTCTTTTTCCTTTTCTTCCTCAAAGGTGGCAGCAAGAGCTGCACTCCGGTTCTTGTCGTTGGAATCCCGGGCAGCAGCAAGGGCATCTTTCTGGTCTGGGGTCAAACCGCCTCCCCCGGTAGTTATGCCAGCTTCCTTGTTTTCCCGTTTCCAGGATGCTTCCAGCCGGTTAATTTCTTCTTTTCGCGCGTTATAGTCATATTCTATTTGTGCCAGTTTCTTATCGGTGCCATCTTTCATACGGTCTATCTCTTCCTTCCGGTTTTCAGCCTGAAGGGCGGCAAGATCCTTCGCCAGCCTGCGCTCTGTGGCCAGCCGTTGCTTGGCTTCCGCTTCCGGATTCTTTCCGGGCTGTTTGGGGTCGGTATGCCCGCCGATATTTCCTTTTTTGGCTGCTTCTGCCGCTTTCTTTACCTCTTCCTCCGCTTTTTTCAGATAACCGTCGCGTTTGTTTTCGGCATTTTTCAACAGTATGTCATAAGCTTCCTGATCATGTTTCTTGATGGCAGCCTGTGCGTCATAGAACAGCCCGGATTCTGCCATGCTTGACTGTATGATATATTGTCCCCATTTCCCGAAAAAGCCCATGGCGCTTTCCGCCTCTTCCGGTTTCTGCGCCTTGATTTTATTCACCTCTTCATCGGCTTCTGCAGCTTTTTTTACAAGGTTCTGGACATTGGCCTGGTGCAGCAGAACCTGTACATAGTCCTCGCTCTTTTGGATAAGGGTATCATACCATTCGGAAAGTGTTTTATAATACCCGAAAGATTCCCCGTACTTGCGGTTCAGTTCCTCCACCTTCGCCTTTTCCTGTTCCTTGCTGCCGGTGAAGTTCTTTATTTCATCGATGACCGATTTCAGTTCGAAGCGGGTACGCACCATCTGGGCACGGCCGTCCTTCTCTATCTCGGTCATTTCCTTGAGTGATATGTTGAATTCATCCACGCCTTTTTTGGCACTGAACAGGTTTTTCGTCCAATCCCAGATTTCATCACCGTACATTACCAGCAGCATGATGCCGGTGGTCATGGCCGTCTGCCAGGAAAAGAGCGAGGACAGGACCTGTTTCCATACCGGTGTGCCTTTCTTGCCTGACTTCTGCAGCTCATCATATTCCTTACGGGCACGGGCCAGTTCGTCCGTAAAAATCGGCAGGTTGTTGGATATGGCCAGAAAGAACATCTGCGGTCCCATGGCCAAAGAAGGCATTTCACGGGCCATCTGCTGGATGCTGTTGTGAAGCCCGTTGAACTGGCGCTGTGCATTGGGCATGTCTGCAGGGGTGACCTGCACGGATTCCGATTCCTCCTGCAGCAGTTTCAGTTTGCCGCGCAATTCCTCAAGCTGCTTCTCCAGTGCATGGATCTGCGCGATATTGGCTCTCTGGTCCAGATTGGGGGCAGCCGTCTCCCCGGCAAGGCGCAGCCTTTCCAGTTCAGCCTCCAGCAGCCTGACGGTATTACGCAGTTCCAGCGCCTCACGTTCGGCCTTGTTCATGCCGGGCGTGAGTTTGTCCTTCATCAAAAATTCAACTTCTACAGGTTTGCTCATTCCAGTTTGCTTTGAAAAAATCCTACTATATCGTTCGCTTCATCCTCGGCGCTGTGTTCCGGTCTGGGAGCACCGTTTCCGCCCGAAGTACCCGACTTCTTGCGCTTGTAGCGGGGCGCGTCGCTCAGCATCATGATCAGCGTCTGGTAATTCACCCCATCAAGGATGTAATCCACGCTCCAGCCGGTCGCCGATGCAATCTGCCACACGAAGCCGAAAGGGCTATGGGAACCTTCATACCGGGTTCTTAACTCCCCTTCCTTGCCTGGCTCAGTCTCGGAGTCATCGGGTTCGCCCGCGCTGTCGAGCTGATAATACGCATAAAATCCTTCGTGCCCATCAGACGCTCGAATGTTCGGAACATGGCCGTCAGATAACGCCACTCCACAAAGTTCCGCAGTACCCACGCTGTCACCCCGATGCCCACGTGCCGCGACACGTATCTCCGGCATACCGTATAGGCCAGCAGGCGGCTCACAGCCTTACCATGCTCCGCCACAAAGGCCAGTTCCTCGGTCTTGTCCTTCGGTTGCCAATCGGGTTTGACACCCGTCTTCAGGTATTCCCGCGCCAGCAGAATCTGACCCCGCAGCCTCGGACGCTTCATCGTCACACGCACCTCCACCGGGCGTTTCAGCCACGGAAGCTTCCACCTTTTAAGAGGTACGGACACGCCGCTGTCAAGCAGCGCGTCCGCACACTCCATCTCTATCAGTTGTTCCAAACGGTCAGCCATACGTTAGCCCTCCTCACTTTGGAGCGATGCTGCAGCCGCGGCTTCTGCCGGCGGCAGCTTGTACTGCCCCCACTCGTCCGGTATTGCTTCCGTATCGAACACGCCGTAAGGCTGCGAACCGTCCTCCGGCATCGCCACTTCGAGCGTAACCTCTATCTTGGAGGTTTCTGTAAGGGTTAGCTTGCCTGCAGGATTGGAAAGCAGCGTGGCGTTGGGAATCAGTACGCTCTGTCCGGACACGAGGGAGAGTTCCCATGGTCCCTGCATGACAAGCACCTCCGACGGGGCTGTCCAGCCGATCGGAGTTTTCTTTTCCGAGTCTTCTTTCTTATAATGCAGGCTGCCGCCAAGCAGTTTGTGCAGGTTCGAATAGTTCATCTGGATCACATTGAACGTCGGGGCGATGCCGCCGTTACTCTGTGGGATGACCAGCACCGGGGCACCCTGCACCTGTTCGGCCTCGATCTTCGCGGCCTCGGGTTTCTTGCCGCCCAGGTCAAACGAGTTCTTTTCAATATACCCGATTGTGAAATCCTTATACTTTACGGCTCCTATGCCGTACATGAAATTCTTGTTCATCGTTTATAAAGTTTGATGGTTAATAACACACCGGCCAATAAGCCGGCCAATACACCTGTGATAAACGTCCGCATCCGGTTCCGAGGGCGGTTTTCTACTGTTTGAACGTCATTTGAAATTTCGCTCTTGGTTTCGCTACGGATGCGCGCCAGCTCTTCTTCATACCATAGCACCAGCTGCTGCAGACTGTCACACGAGGCTTCGGCCACGATGTTCCCGCTGTCGTCGCTGCCTACGGTCAGATTCGCCTGTCCGCTCTTGCCACGGTACACGGCACCTTCAGGAAGTTTACGGAGGCTGTCCGCAGGTATAGACAGCTTCACCGAACTCGCCGGTATACCCGCCATCACCAGTCCCGCCCGTCGGCTTCCGCTCGCGCTGTCGGTGCTTGCCGATTCCGTCTGTATCTTCTCCACCGTCGTGCTCTTCCTGCTGCTTGCGCAGCCCGCCAAGCACAGGACAGTCATCATGATGGCGGCAACTGTTGGCAGTGTCAATGGCCTTGCGCAGTCGCGCCATTTCGCGCTTGTTGGCCTGCAGGTCTTTTCTTGTTGCATTCAGTTCTTCTTTTAAGGGTACCACAATATTGCTCACCAAAACGCGGGTGGCATGTTCTGCGTTATCCACACGCACGCCCTCTGCGTCGGCTTCGGCTTTCATCGCTTCCGCTTTCGCTTTCCTCACCGTAGCACGCAGGGAACCGATGGCTGCTGCAGTGCCCACAAGGCCGCCGCTAAGAATAATGTTCATGATCTCGCTAAAGTCCATACCACCCGTTTTTTAGTCAGTCAACCTTTTATTCTGCTTCCTCGCGTTTCTTTCGGAATAGTCCGATAACCCATTGCACCAGTCCCGTGTCGGCTACCCCATTGGCTACAAGTGAGGCACCAAAACCATAGAGCAAGGCAATGTCCCAGCTCACATCACTCACAAATCCGGCATCAAGCCACCACAGTAGCATCGCGCACACCAAGCCCACACACCAGCTCACCAGCTGCGTCACCCAGCCTTTCATGTTGGGGAACAAACCTTTCAACCCTTCAGTAAGCACCACCACACCGCCGACGAAACCGGCAAAGGTGCCAATCATTGCGTCATAGTCCGCTGCCGGAACATCGGCCCCTTGGGCCATCACAGCCGATACTGTTCCCAGCATCAGCATCATAAACAGCATAATTCGTTTCATTGATTGCTTCTTTTATTATTGGTTAATACCTATTTCTTTCAGCCATTTCTGTACATCGAAACTGGGGCAGGCTTTGGCCGCCAGCTCGTTGTGTCCCACAATGCGCACATCCGGGAATCTGCGATGGAAGTCCTTCACATACTTCTCCAGTGCCTTTTTCTGGCAGCCGGTGCGGGTGTCCTTCGGGGTCTTACCATCCTTGGCCACACCGCCGGCATACACAATGTGGCGGCTCACGCTGTTGTACCCCTTCGCACCGTTCGTCACTTCCCACGGATCCACCTGCGCATCCTCGTTGTTGTTCACCAGACGTTCCACACCGCCCTGCAGGTGGAACAGGTCGGTATAGCCCACCTGTTTCCAGCCTCGGCCGCCCTGGTTCACGGGCGAAGTGTGCCATTTGCGGATGTCCGCGCTGCTCACCTCACGCCCCTCCGGGGTTGCCGTACAGTGAATTACCAGATACTTCAATTTTGCCATACCATCTTATCCTTTCTGGTTTTGGGTAATGGTAATCTTGGCCGTCTTGCTGCGGTCGGCATTGAGCGTCAGGGTCAGTGTTCCGGTCTTCTGCTCGCCGCTGTTCGCCCCGGCCGAAATCTTCACACCGTTATCCGTCGCTTCCACCTTGAAGCCGGCAGGGGCACTGCCTATCTCATATTCTCCGCTGGCGGTCACGGTCACTTCTTCACTGCCACCGGTTGCCTCAAGGGTCACAGTGGCAGGATCAACTGAAATCTTCTTCTCGCTCGCCTTGAACACGGGGTTGCTGCGCTTGTCCAATACCACCACTTCTTCACCGAAGGCAATGTTCGTATCGGCCTTCATCAGCATCTTGAAGAAGTACAGTTCGCTGGCGTTCGAAATCTTGTCAATCTGAATCACGTCTTCATCGTCCTGCAGGTTCACAGCCGCAAACAGGTTGCCGCCGGCATCGGGCGAACAGAGGGTGCACACAATCAGATCATCGGGCCAGGCAGCAAGCGTCTCAATGGTAATGCCCTTGTAGCGACGGGCGTTCACATCGGTTTCGCTCGTGTTCTTGGCCTCGCGCTGGGTCAGCTCGTCATCATACTTGTCAAAGTCGTTCACACTCATCAGGATGCGGAGGTCCGGGTTGTTGCGGATGGCCACGGGAATCTTCGCACGCATGGCTTTCAGTCTGCCCAGCATGGTCGATTCTGCGCTGTCCACCACAATCACCTCAGTATCCTTGGCCATCTGGGTCAGGATGCCGTTAAACAGGTGGTCGTCATCATCCCCATATTCGCCGTTCACATAGTGGTCACCCAGTTCAAATTGCACCTGTTTGGCCAGCTCGGCAAGCAGGGCGTTCTGCGCTTCGGGCGGAAGTTCCGAGAATACCAGGTTGCCCTTCGGCTGCCATTTGCGCCAGATGTTCTCGAACGTGCGGGGGTTAAACACCGTAAAGGCCATGAAGTCCACCGGGTCAAGACTCTTTTCGTCGTAGTTGAAGTTGCCCTTCGAATCCTCCACGCCGGGGTTCTCCTTGCGCTTCTGGAGCATCTTGCCGGTCTTCAGGCGCGGAAGGCTGATTTTCTTTTCCACACCGGGAATCACCATAATCAGCCCCTTTTCCACAATCTCATTGCTCGTAGCGGCAAGCGTCAGCAACTGTTCCAGTACCTCGCCGCTGTAATTCGTGTTTCTTACAATTATTGCCATAGTTCAATCACTTTTTACGTTTGTCCTTAATTTCTCGCATACGCCTGTTCCAGGGGCTTTCTTCACCATTCGGTTCCAGATGCAGGTCTTCCATCACACGGCGCTTCACCGGCAGTTGGGCCAGGGCCTTTTCGCCGTTCTCGCGGTCATTGGCCAAAAGGTTTTCGTAGATGGGGCGGGTGGTCGCATCGATGCGGCCGTCCTGCTCGGCTGCGTCAAGCAGCTGCTTGCGGGCGGCAAGGTCTTCGGCTGCAGCCTTGTCCTCGTAGGTCTTCACCTTGGCCTTCAGATCGGTGTTCTCTTTCGTAAGGATAGGTACCTTGCCGGCCTCTTCCTCCAGTTGATCCATCAGGCGGAACACATCCGCATCACTCGCGCAGTCCTTGAAGCGCGGGCGTTTCTTTACGTCTTCCAGATTCATGTCTTCTCTGTTTTTTTGTGGCTCAACGAGCCGGTTATTAAATAAAGTATATATCTGCGCCGGTGTACTGTCTGCCGGCACGGGGTCTGCATCATAGATGCCGTCTATGAAACCGAGGTCCAGGGCTTCCTTGGCGGTCAGCCAGTGGTCCTCGCCGTCAAAATAGGTCTGTTTCACTTCTTCCTGGCTCATGCCCAGCCGCTCGGCATAGATTTCGCTCAAGCTGCCCTCCAGGCTTTCTATCTCTTCCATGCAGCGCTGCAGGTCCTGCTTGTTGCCATAGCACCCGCCGCTCACGCTGTGCAGCATCAGACGGGCATACTTGCTCATCTCTACAGGTTTGCCGCAAAGGGCTATCACGCTGGCCATGCTGGCGGCTATGCCATCCACATAAATGCGGATGTCGGCCTGGCTATGACGCAGGGCGTTGAATATCGCAATGCCGCTGTACACTTCCCCGCCGTTGCTGTTGATACGTACATGGATGCGCCGGCTCACGCGTTCGGCTTCCATCAGTTCCTGGGCAATGCGCCCGCTTTGCACCTCCGTATAGTCTCCGATGTCCCCATACAGGAATATCGTACTGGTGCCGTCGTCACTCGTTGTAATATTGAAAAATCTGCTCATCGTCATACACTTTCCTGCGGTCTTCCCCGCCTTTCGATGATGCGAAAATAGAACATTCCCATGGCACCAGGAAACCGCGTTTTTATCATGACGCTTTCTGGCGTTATCATAACGCTGCAGCCCGTCATCATGCGGACTCGCTTTTACAAGCCCCGCTTTTTCATGCAATTTTGTAACGTGATTTACAACTAAAAAGGACGATTTATGGCAGATTTGACGAATGCCCAGAAAAAGGAATGGGCAAAGACTTTGTACCTCAAGGAAAACCTCACACAGCAGGAAATTGCCGACCGGGTGGGCGTGTCACGGGTGTCCGTATCCAACTGGGTGCGGGCCGGGAAGTGGGAGGAACAGAAGGTGGGGCTTACGCTCACAAGGCAGGAACAGGTGGCTAACTTCTACCGGCAGGTGGCCGAAATAAACAAGGCCATCGCCGAACGGCCCGAAGGGGAACGCTTCCCCTCATCCAAGGAGGCTGACATCCTCGGAAAACTGTCGGCGGCCATACGCAACATGGAGCAGGAAGTGGGCATTGCCGACATCATCAGTGTCCTCACCGGGTTCATCGATTGGGTGCGGGCGGCCGACCTCGAAAAGGCTAAGGAAATCACACGCCTGGCCGATGCGTACATTAAAGACAAATTATAAAGGGATAGACAATGAAACAGACTGACAGACTCGCTCTCCTCGATTGGGAGAAGTACAAAGAAGACATCGCAAGGGCAACACCGGTTGACCGGAACATGACGGCAGCCGAACGGGAAAAACACCGGGAATATCTGGAGAAACATCCCATAGAATGGATCAGGTTCTTTTTTCCGAATTACGCCAAATATGAATTTGCCGGCTTCCAGAAAAAGGCTATCCGGCGGATCATTGCACACGACGAATGGTTTGAGGTGCTTTCCTGGAGCCGTGAGCTGGCCAAATCCACCGTCACCATGTTCATCGTCATGTATCTCACGCTGACCGGACGCAAAAAGAATGTTATTCTGACCTCCAACAGCAATGACAATGCGGTGCGCCTGCTCGATCCCTATCGGGTAAACCTCGAAGCCAATGGGCGCATCATGGCATACTACGGCAAACAGGAACTGCCTGGCTCATGGACCGAGGATGAATTCACCACCAAAGGGAAGGTCTCTTTCCGCGCACTGGGTGCCGGGCAGTCACCGCGTGGTTCGCGTAACGAGGCCATACGTCCTGACGTGCTGCTGGTCGATGACTTTGACACGGATGAGGACACAAAGAATCCGGACATCATCCAGAAGCGTTGGGACTGGTGGGAAAATGCACTATACCCCACGCGGTCCATTTCCGAACCTACACTGGTCATCTTCTGCGGAAACATCATTGCCAAGGACTGCTGCGTGGTGAGGGCGGGCGAAATGGCCGACTCCTGGGACATCGTGAACATCCGCGACAAAAACGGATTTTCCACATGGCCGGAAAAGAACTCGGAGGAAGACATCGACCGTACGCTCTCCAAAATTTCAACCAAGGCTGCACAGGGGGAATATTTCAACAATCCCATTTCCGTAGGAGAGGTCTTCAAGGACATAGCATACGGAAAGGTTCCGGCTCTCTCCAAATTCAAGTTTCTCGTGGCGTATGGCGACCCGGCACCGGGCGAAAGCAAGGGGAAGAAAGGGAAATCCTTCAAGACGGTTTCGCTTTGTGGCAAATTGGGCACCAGGCTCTATGTCATCAAGACTTTCCTGGCACAGGCGCTCAATGCGGAGTTCATTGACTGGTATGTCCGGATGCTTGATTTTGTCGGGGGCAAGACCAATGTCTATTGCTACATGGAGAACAACAAACTGCAGGACCCTTTCTTCCAGCAGGTGTTCAAACCGCTGGTGGCAAAGGTGCGACGGGAACAGAAGATTGCACTGTTCATCCGGGGCGACGAGGAGAAGAAGACGGACAAGGCTACACGTATCGAGGCCAACCTTGAACCGCTCAACCGCGAAGGGAACCTTATCCTCAACGAGGCTGAACGGGATAACCCGCACATGAAGGAACTGGAAGACCAGTTCAAGCTGTTCACCCTGACCATGCGCTACCCGGCCGACGGACCGGATGCGGTCGAAGGGGCGAACCGTATCATCGACGAACTGATCAGGCGCATCGAACCGCCTGTTTTCCGCTCAAGGAAGGATCTAAGAAAACGGAACAAGAAAAGATTATGACAACTCTAAAACAATCGAACTATGAGCAAATTTGTAGAACTCACCGATTACGATGCAAGTATCCACCGCGACATTCTCGACGCACTGGTGCGCGAAAACGAAACGGTCATTGAGGTATGTGAAGACAGGGCCATTGCCGAAATGCGATGCTACTTGGGCAAACGCTACGACTGCAACAAGATTTTTGCAGCCACTGGCGAGAACCGGAACCAGCTCGTGCTGATGATGGTCATCGACATGACGGTCTATCACATCTTCTGCATCCACAACCCGCAGAAACTTTCCAAGGTACGCAAGGACCGCTACGAACGGGCGGTGGAATGGATGAAGGCGGTGGCCGACGAGGACATTTCAATCGAAGGGGCTCCGCTGCTGCCGGAGGAACAAAGGGCAGGCAGATCGGATTTCCGCATTCAAAGCAACCGCAAACGAACGAACCACTGGTAAAAAGCAAGCATCATGAAAAAGAAAAACAGAAAAAGAAACAAAACCGGCATCATCACCGTTGGGGGAAACTTCGCATTGCCGGGACAGAAGAAACCGAATGTGATTGTGCTCACCCAGCCCAAACGCTTCGGACTGGACATTTCCGACTACATGGCAGCCGTCAAGGCGGCCGAGAATGTCGATTTCTCGCGACGTTACAAACTTTATGACCTCTACGAGGACATTCTGATGGATACCCACCTTTCCTGTGTGCTCGAAAAGCGAAAGAATGCCGTGCTGTGCTCCAACATGGAATTCCGGGTGGACGGGAAGCCCGACGATAGAATCAACGAACAGATACAGTCGCCCTGGTTCAACCGGCTGGTGGGTGACATCCTCGATGCCAAGTTCTGGGGCTTTTCGCTCTGCCAGTTCTACAAGCTGCAGGAATGGGTGGACTACGACCTGGTACCGCGCAAGCATGTGGATCCGGTCAGGGAACTCATCTTGCGGCACCAGACAGACATCACCGGCCATTCCTGGGATGAATATACCGACCTGCTTTTTGTGGGTTCGCCGTCCGATTTGGGACTGTTGGCCAAGGCTGCACCGTGGGTCATCTACAAACGTAACACCACGGGCGACTGGGCACAGTTCTCCGAGGTATTCGGCATGCCTATCCAGGAATATATCTATGACTCCGACGACGACGAATCCCGCCAGCGGGCCATGGAGGATGCGGCCAATGCCGGAAGTCTGGCGCAGTTCTTCCACGCCAAGGACACGGAACTAAAGCTCACGGAAGCCGGCAACAAAACGGGGTCTGCCGATGTCTATGAACGACTCTGCGAACGGTGCAATAACGAAATTTCTAAACTGATTCTGGGAAATACACTGACTACCGAATCATCCGAAAAAGGCACACAGGCTTTGGGTACGGTGCATAAAAAGGTGGAGGACAAGGTGCTGGAGGCTGACCGGAAATACGTGCTCAATGTGTTAAATTACGACATGACGGACATTCTGCTGCACATGGGCATCAATACTGAAGGGGGTACATTCTGCTTCCCGGAACCGAAGGAAACGGATGCAGGCACCAAAATATCCATCCTTACGCAGCTGAAGAAGAACTTCAACATTCCCATCGACGACGACTATCTCTATGAGGAATTCGGCATCGACAAACCGGCCAACTACGAGCAGTTGAAGGCTGAACAAAGGGAGGCTGCACAGGCTGCTCAGATTCAAACCCCGAAGAAGGAACCGGTAAATAAGGGACAGGATAAAGAACCGACACCACAACAGAAAAAGAACTTCCGAAACTGGCTGAAAGGTTTTTTCGTGAAAGCCCCGGATGCCGGGGCAGCTTTAGACTGGTAATGAACGACCTCTACCAAAACAAAGGGGAAGAGGTACAGACTTCGTTCAGTTTCAGCAGCGACGTGTTGGCCAAGGCACTGCAGCGCATCTACAGTCAGAAAATGGACGTGGAGGGCGAAATCGAGCCGAATCTGTTTCACGAAATCTGCCGCATACTGGACGATGCTGCTGCCGATGGGGTTGCACAGTCTGAGGTGAAGCAAGTGGACGATTTCCTGCAGCAACTGCAAACCAACAACGAGGTCTTTGCGGCATTCAAGGTTCACCGCATGCAGCGCGATATGGCGCGGTTATTATTGGATTCGAACGGCACTCTAAAGCCATTCGAGAAATGGGTGCAGGAGGTCACACCCATCGCATCTCACCAAGTGCGGCACTGGCTGCAGACGGAATATGACACGGCGGTGCTGAGGGCGCATCAGGCGGCCGACTGGCAGCAGTTCCTTCGCGAACGCGATGTCTTGCCAAACCTCAAATGGATGCCGTCCACATCGCTGCACCCAGGGACTGACCATCGGCCATTCTGGAATACCATACGGCCCATCGACGACCCGTTCTGGAGCAAACACAGGCCGGGCGACCGATGGAACTGCAAGTGCGACCTCACGGCCACCGACGAGGAACCGACGCAACTGCCGGACGATGACAACAACAGCAAAGCGCAACCGGGGCTGGACAACAACCCGGGAACGGACGGCATCCTCTTTTCCGATTCACACCCTTATTTCCCGAACGACTGCAAGCACTGTGCATTCTATAAACCGGATTTCAAGAACCGTCTGATACACATCTTCAGCAATCGGGCCAAAGACTGCTACGACTGCCCATACATCAAGGCATGTTTGGAACGGATGGCGCAAAACGGGTTTAAACTTGAAAAATCATTCTCCAACGGTGGTGTACTCTATGTACATCCGAAGGTTGATAAGGATAAGGCCGACTACAAGGATATGAAACGTATCTGCCTCCAATTGGCAAGAATGGGGCATCAAGTCAAAATGACACCACGCTTGCACTATCTGTCGGATGATTACCAACGTATCTACGCAAACTTGATAGATACCAGATATTACAGAAAATGCCCGGATTTTGAAGTGGATGGCTTGTTTTACGAATTTGAAGGCTTCATCAAGCCATGGAACAAAAGAAAAGTAAAAAGCATGATTTCTCACGGGCTGGAACAATCTTCCAGAATTGTAATCAAGAACACAAAAGGCTGTTCTGACCGTTTTATAAGAAGGGCTATCATGGCAAGACGGAATTTGCCTAATCAAAACATCGATGAAGTATGGATTTATGAAAAAGGGGAAATCAGGTTGTTCTATAAGGATGGTAAGTTCTACTACTAAAAAGACAACAGGGAAGCCTGCAAACAGACTTCCCTGCGATGCGACGTGCCGCAGCACACGCTAACTCCTTATGGAGCTGCTGCAAATATAGTGATTTATTTTAAAACGGTATCACAATGGACTTGAAAGATTTAGATAACTTGATAAAATCCAAACGTAAACAGTTGGAAACGCTCATGCGGCGCAAAATGCCGGTCATGGTAGGACGTATGGCCCAAGACCATTTTCAGGAGAATTTCCGCCAGGGTGGATTTGTCAATGGCGGTCTTCACCCTTGGCCAAAATCCAAACGGCTGTCTTCGGGGGGTACCGATGCCGCCAGCAATTATGGTACGCCGCTCTCCGGCAGGAAGCATCTGTTCAAATCGGTCGGATATACACCTGCAGACTACCGGGTAAGAGTGTTCAACGAGGTGGTATATGCGCCCGTACACAATTGGGGCGGGGAAATCGATGTCACCGTCACAGACCGCATGAGACGCTTTGCATGGGCCAAGTTCTACAAGACTTCGGGAAAAAGAAAAAAAGCCGGCACAGGGCAAAAGAAACACGTCAAACGGCGTTCCAAACCGAAGGAACTGAATCCGCAGGCACAGTTCTGGAGGAACATGGCGCTTACCAAAAAAAAGAAACTGCACATCCGCATCCCGCAGCGCCAGTTCATGGGCGAAAGCGAAGAATTGAACCGGCGTATCCGGGAAAAGGTGGACCAGGAAATTACCAACATTTTAAACCAATAACGATATGGACGAAATTTTTATCGCAATCATGGAACAGATTGCACAGGAAATGCCGGAACTCTCGCTCATCGACGAGGACTACGGACAGTTGGAAATGGGAGCAGAAGAAGATCAGTACCCGGTCACTTTCCCTTGTGTATTAATCGGAAATACAAACTCCGACTGGCACGACCTCGGATACGGGGCACAGAAAAGCGAATCCGTACTGACCGTCCGGCTGGCTATTGATTGTTACGATGATACAAGCTACGCATCCGGCACGTATGACAAGGTGAGGGAAAGGCAGCAGCTGGCCGGGAAATTATACAAGTCGCTGCAGTGCCTGCAATGCACGGACAACGCTTCGCCGCTGGTACGCGAGAAAAGCCGCTCGTATGCCATGCCACATTACATCAAGGTCTATGAAATGACATTCTCATTCACACTGCACGATGAATCGGCCATGCCGTCATCTTACGGGGAATAGCTCAAGCTGGGCGGCAGTCAGACGGGGGGCTTTCACCTTGGGAACAGGCTTCAGATTGTAGTCTGTTCCCTCACGTGATTTCCGGCGGATGATGGTCATGATACGTTCCTCGGATATAAAGAATTCGCGCTCCGACAACACTTTTAAAGCATAGTCGAACCGCAACCGCTGTATTTCTGTCCAATAGTAGTAACGGCGGCACAGTGCCTCGTCACGCAGCTTGATCAGTTCTTTATCCCGTCCTTTGCCCATACATTTTATTTCTCTTACAAAAATAAATGATTTCCATCTATTTTAAGAACAAAAGCGCCGCAATTATAACAACTGCGGCGCTTTCTGTTTACAGGGTTAACGGGTTTCGGCTACAAACGGCAGAAACTGGGTTCAATGCGGGTCCATACACCGTTTTCAGGGTCACGGCTGCTGAAGTAGTAGTTGGTGGCGTTGCGCTGCACCACGTTGGCTTCCTTGAACAGGCGCATGATGTCTGCGTACTCTTCATCGAACTTGTCTTCCAGTTCGTATAGCTTCGAAATGCTCTTGTAGTCCAGGTCGCCCATCTTGTTGCGCTCCAGCAGGGTCATGGCCATCTGATACATCGGATCATCCGAACCTTTCTCACTGTTCCGCATGTAGCGCTTCAAATAGTCAATCAGACGGTCGGCTGCCATGTCGGCTCGTTCATCGAAGCCTTTCACCTTGTTGCTTTTCACCTCCAGGCGGAAGTCACCGTCCGTAATGGTGTAGCTGCGCTGTTCGTCACTTTTCACCTGGCCGTATTCTTTCATCACTTGGGTAAAGGCATCCACCTCTTGCTCCAGCCATATGCGGAACAAGGTCACGGCATTCACCATCTCAAGGACGTTGGTCTTTACTTCGTGCATAAACTCACCGCGTAATGCCTCGTAAGTTTCACGACGGGCGATGCGGTCTTCTTTCTCTTCTTGCTGCAGCTGGGCCATGAGGGCTGCTCGCTGTTCTTTACTCAGGGACTTGATGTCCACACTTTGGTTGTTCTTTTCCATTTTAAATCATTTTGAATGTTTATCACTTGTTTTTTATTCTTCCTCACCATCCTGCTTTTCTGGTTCATCGTCTATCAGCATGGCTTCACCGTTGGCATACGCCCAGTCGGCCAGCTCGTTGAAAAACTCTGCTGCATCCTGGTTATCCAGATCGGATGTCGTAAGAGTCACGTCTTTTCTGATGCGCTCAAGCGCTTCATGTGCTTTTTTATCCATATTGCTCTATTTATCGGTTAAACCTCCTTTTCGTTGGATAGCCCGCAGTTTGATGGCCAGTTGTTCCAGCTCCGCTGTACTAATCTGGACAAAGGGTTTGCCGGCTATCCGGGGGTTGTTGCAGAATTCGTTCACCCGGTTCCAGTCAGTGGTGTCTATACCCAACTGTTGCATCAGTTTCAGACATACGCTGCGTTTCCGCCGCAGTTCCTCGCGAAGTTTCTGTCTCCATTCATCCTGCCCGGTTAGTTTCTCCAAGGCACAGCAGCAGGCTTCATATTCCTTGGATGTCATTTCACGGAGGCTTTCCGTACGGTCCCACGTGTACTGCAGAACGATTTGCTTCTTTAGCCCTTCCCGGTCTCCTGTACAGGGCAGCTTGTTGAACGAAGCATAAAACCGGGAGAAATTGATTACTTCCTGTGCCATATCATTTGCCATTAAGAATCATTTCACATTCAGTTGATTTGGTACTGACACGATAAATTATCTTATCCGTCTTCAATGATTTAGCTTTGTATTCAGCCTCAATTTGCCCAGCAAATATCTTTTTGAATTCAGCACCCATTTTAGAAAGTATTTCCTTATTGTACTCCCCGCAAAATCCTATGCGTGAAGATTGGATTTCACGAATATTTCCTCTATATACCGTAGCAGTCAACGTCATCACCACAACACCGGTTTCCATTTTTATTTTTCCCATATCGACCATTTTTACTCAAACAATACTTTAATGCCACACGAACTGGCTACGTCAAGCTCCAGTTTGGCTCCCTTGCTCAGTTCCCAGTCCTTCAGCATGTAGATATAGTCACAAGCCAGCAGCAGGGCAATATCGGCCCGCATGTGGGCTTTCCAGTGGGCTTCTTCCGGCAAGCCGTTATTGAATGGGTTTACCGGATCGTAGCCCTCAGTTTTCAACAACTCTTCGGCACGTCCGAAGGCTTCCTTGCGCTCTGCCATATCATAGTGGGCAATGGCTCCACTGATATATACTCGCTTGTTTTCGACTTCCTCACCGCGTTGATAAGCCTTGTGGCGTTTCCATCGTTCCGGAATGACTACGCTGTAATTACACGAACGGCAACAGTAGCCTTCCTCTTTCACGGGGAACGGGTTGTATCCGTAACCCTCCAACTCTTTGCCGCAGATGCAGCAGGTTTTCTTTTGCTCTTCCATCATTTTAAATCTTTAATATGTATTTTACATCCGGGATGCCACATCCGAATACGGTTGGCAAACATGGTATCCGTCGTTTCTATCACTATGTGCCCTTGTGTCTTGGCTCTGCGCAGACGAATGTCTGTTTCTATGTTACATTCCAGCCAGTCTTCCATCACGCCCAAGGCTTCACGACCAGGCAGCAATATCTGGTACAGCTTATTCTCCCATTCCATCATTCAAGTATTCCTCCATTTTATCATCTTTCAATGTTTTGGCAGCACCTTCTTCCCAAATCACATAGGGTTCACCGGGCTTTTCCATAAAGCGACTCTTGCACCAGGCCTTGAAGCAGCTCACCATGATTTTCACATCGGCATCATATTCCACCTTGCGGGCGCTTCTGCCTGCCGGATGGGATCCTTCTGCATGGCTGATGAAGATAAACAGTTTCTTGGGGTGGCGCTCCTTAAACTCCTTGTAGGTCTTGTAGTTCAAACCGCTATACTGGAAACTGTCGATAATCACGATGCCAGGACTGCCACGGCGCTGCAGGCGTTCCTCCAGCTGGTCCATCGACTCGCGGTCAAGGATAACCAAACGCTTGCGCACTTCGTCCATCTTATGTCGTTTCAGACCCATCTGGAACGAAAGGCCGATGCTTTCCTCAAGGCTGTCATAGATCACACGTCCAAAGCCGCACAGGTACTTGGCCAGCTGCATCACAAAGCTGCTCTTTCCGTTCCCGCTGGCACCCCAGATAATCCACACGCCGCTTTTGGCAGGGTTACCTATCGAGGCTTGCCAATCCCCGGTAAATTCATACCGGGGTATTTTCATGTTCAGCACCTCACCGGGGCTGTAGGCTCTTTTCAGTTTCATGCTTGCATCCTCCTTAATTTTTCGATTTCGGTATATACGCGCCGCAAGCCGCCTCCGGTGCTGTGAACGATCTTGGCAATGTCGGCACCGTCCGGGGCATTGATTTTGGCTACAATGGCAGCCTGTGCCTTCAGAAACTTTTCGCGTTCCTGCGCATCATCCGGGGTCACCTTGCTGTAGGAGTCACCGTAGCGGCTCAACATTTCGGTATAACCCACCTTCTTGCCTTCGATGGCGCGGTTGATCTTTTCCTTCAGCCCGTCGGCACCCATCATATACCAGGCACAGCAACGTTCCGTAGCGTTCCAAAGTGCCTTCAGCTCCAGGAAGGCTTCATACTGCAGGTCGCCGGCTTCGTCCAGAATAACCAGGGGCGTATCTATCGTGCGGAGGTAGGCTACCAAGTCCTCATACACGTCACTGTAGCGTCCGTTGCTGGTCACACCGAATTCCTTGGCTATGTAGCGTATCAGCTTCAACTTGGTCTTTACCTGGCTGCAGTCCACATATACAGCGTGCTTGTGCTGTTTCACATAAGCCTTCGCGGTAAAGGTCTTGCCGATATTGGGCATATCGCACAGGATGGCGCTCAGCCCGCTTCCCTGGCACACTTCCAGCTGCTTGCTCACAAACACATAGGTCGGGGTCTGCGCTGCCAGCCAAGGCATTTCCGTACGCAGTTGCACGCCTAATCTTCGGGCTATACCTACCCAGTTGGCATCACTGACCTGCTTGTCATAATTGCCCCGCTTGATGGCATTGTAAACGCTGGGGGCTATGCCCAGTGCCGTGGCATGGCGGTTATCACTGGGATAATTTTCACGGTCGGCGGCTATCGCTGCCACAATACGTTGCTTTACTTCATTTGTTATTTCCATTTGAATGCTGTTTTAAATTCGTTCTAACGTCGTTAATTATATCTTGGCTACGGCATCATGCTCAAAGGCACTGATGTCCATATAGGCTGAGTAATCTTCTTCCTCGGCTTGGGTAGGAAGGAGAACGGCTTCCGCCTGTACCTCTGTTATCAGTTTCGCTTCCTCTTTGGCAAGGATGCCCACACGCTTGATCTTGCCGTCCTTCATCATCTTGTCGAACTTGGCTACATACTTGGCCTGTTCGGTATAGGCTGCCTTGTCGGCTTCGGTCTGCTCGGCGGTGGCTTCATTGTAACGTTTCACCTTCTGGCAAGTGTCTATTAACCGACCATGCTGATATACATAAATTTCCTGCACATTACCGTCTGCGCCTGCCAGCCAATAGGCATCCACTTGGTAGTTGCGCGGTTCCAACCGGTCTATTACGTTCGGGTCGGACAGACGATATACTTCATGGTTTACCGTCAAATAGGCATTCTGCCGGATGGACGTTTCGGTATGCTCACCGATATATCGGTACAACACCGCTTTATCCCAAGGACGAAGATCCGGGTTCTGCGTCCCGCAAAGCACATCCCAACGCGTCATGCCAGGATATTTCTTTTGATTGGGGTGCGGCTGGTTGTTCCATTCTTTGATGGAAGCAATATCATCAGCCACAAGCTGCTCGTAAGTATAGGTAGGCACCCGATAGGTGTTGTTCAGTTCATCATATACCTTTTCCACTTTCGGACGGTTGGCTTCCAGTTTGGCCCACCAGCGGCCGATATTCTGCTGAGTCCGTTTTTCCACGCTGTACTTCTTGCCACGGTTCACGTGCTCCTGGCGTTTCTCACGGCTGTTGCCGGGGTTGCACCAGTGTATGAGGGGAAAAACCACACCGGCTTGCATCAGGCCGTCTGTGAATTTGTTCACCAGATGGTGTTCCACCTCTATCTGTGCCGGCATATACCAGCCGTTCTGGTCGATGGTCTGAAACATGTTCCTCATACAATCCAAAAACAGGTCCTTGTTCTTGTTCCGGTTGTAGGCGTATCCTACAACGGCACCGCTCGCCACGTCGCTTACATAATAGGCATGCACATAGTTCCCATCGCGCATAGGTCGCGGAAGGTCGCGGTCGTCAGCGGAAATCTTGCTGAATGCGTATTGCGGCAGGCTGCGCAGATGGTAGGGGCGCTGGGAGTTGTTGAAGTTCCATTGGGTCTGATGAACTTTGGCCAGCAAGGCAATGGTCTTGGGCTGTTTCAATATGTTGGCTATCGTAGCTTTGCTCAAAACCACCGGATTCCCGCTTTTGTCAGTGAAGTCTTCAGGGTTGAAGATTTCACCCGTTTCCGGATCGTAGGCTTCGCAGTTCCCTGTCACAAACTGGTTATACATTTCTGCCACTACGGTATCATAAGGGTGCTCCGCTTGGGCGGCAAGACCACGGACCAGGTCTTCAATCTTACAAGTCACTTTCCGGCGGTTCTGGTTCATGAACTTGCGGCTGATAAAGCTTTCATAGCCGTTGGCCTTGAAGTCATTCACACGCTTCTTGAAGCGGTTGGAACTCACGGGTAGGGTATGCCCGAACTCTGCCTGGTAGAAGCTGATGGCTCCGGCCAGTTCGCCCCAATTCACCGGACCGGCCTTCATGGCTTTGCGCCTGAACGTGGCATCGTCCATCGCACGAAGCACGGCTTCAATGACCGAAGCGTTCACCGTATATTCCTGGATATGTTCCGGAGGAAGAGCATCACCGTTGTCAAAGCGGAACCGGGTGTAGAATTCCCGGGCTTTCGCATCGATGTGGTAATGGCCTATAAACCAGTTCCTCAAAATATCTTCTTTCATTTCTCCGTATTTTAATTTTATCCGTTCCTGAAATCGCAGGGGCATGGTGGAAATCTCTATCAGTGCATAACTTCCAAGCCCCTTGCCTTGTCGCACTACGTTGATTTCTTTCCTGGCCGCCAACTTCTTGTAATTGGGTACCGACATGATGGGAGCAAGTTCTTCCATGGAAAGCATGGAGGGATGATGTCCTCGCAGCGCACGGCTCTTGCTGTAGTCGGCCTTTCCGTCTTCCCGAATCACCGGACGGTCATCATAGGTCAAATCCTTGTATGATATGCACAATATCTTTCCATAATACTCCATTCCATTGCTGTTTATAAGGCGGCTGCCATCTGTTGGGTCTCGTGCTGCAGCTGCATGAAGTCTGATACAAACTCACATTGGTAGGTTTCGGTCCGTTTTCCGTCCACGTACACGTCCACATCGTTGGTCTTCCGGTGGACTACCAGTTTTACACGGGGGCCGAAGGTGCAGGTCATGGTTTTCTCACACTCTTCAAAGGTCGTTTCACAGTTGGGGATGAATTCGCCGTCAGTCAGCTTGCCGCCTCGCTTCAGGGCAAGAGTGCGTATCCGACGCGCCTGATCACTGTCACGGACAAAATTCAGTGCCTGCCACACAGCCTGGCGGCTGCACTTAAAGGTCTTCATCAGGAAGGTCTTTGTCTCGTTATCTGTCAAAATCTGCTTTCTCATATCGTTTATCTCTTGATTTATTGCTATATTTGGCGAAAATTTAAATTGTAAACACCATGATTCCATACGTACTGTTCACAATAGATATTAGTACTGACAATACAGATATTACCGAAGAAGCATTTCGCGAATCAGTTGCTCCTTGTCTAAACCGCCTTCAGGACTTGAAGGGTAGCTTTGACCGCAATACGGACATAACCACTGCCCTTCGTCGTTCCGCACAAGATGGTGGACATGAACACTATGTAATGCGTGTAGTCCTGGGTATTTCCGTAGGCATGGCTCGTGCAGAACATCTTCTGCAGGTTTATGATGCTTACGCAAATCTGATTGCGTTTGAACTTCCGGAGTACAAGGTGCAGGCTGCAGGTGAGATTCTGAAATTTCAGAATTCCCCCAAGTGACACCGCTGCCTGTTCTCTTTTTCTCTATACGGGAAACGATAGCCTGCCTTGCTTCCCAGCTCAGGCATTCCATCGGGATGCTGTACACTAAAACAGGACGTTCTCCCTTTTCATTGGCTCGGTATCCGTATCTGAGGGTACCTATCGCCAATTTACGATACAGCGCATCACCTATGATGCTTTTCAGATTCTCTACGCTGATAGTCGCATAGTGATGGTCCGACAGGATGGCGGTCTGTCCGTTTGCTGTTTGTACATTACGCTTCAGTTCTTTCAGTATCTTTTGGTAACGAACAGGCAGGCTGTCCACATACACCCTCGCAAAGGGGGCCGTTTTGGCCATATCCAATACCTGCTGGCTGCGAAGCCGTCTATAGCATGCTATACTCATTACTTGGAGCAATTCTTCAACGCTTACGGTTGCTCTATTAAATTTCTTTGCCATAATCTGAATTTTTAAAGGTTAATATCGTGGGGCGCGGGGAATCGAACCCCGGCGGCTTTCTACGCTTTCTTATTTCGTTTTCTCATTTTCGATTTACCAACTTTCCGGCCGTGCCTGCCGCCCCTGCCCGTCTTTCCGGGCTGCCAGTTATCCGGGCAACTGATGCGCCAATGAGAGCAATGGAGTTTGCTCCAATTGCCGAGTGCAGCCATCAGTCGCTTTAGCAATCTATTTGCCTTGTTCTTCTATCATCGAAAGGACAACCTTTCTGTCTTCATCCCAAAGCGGAAGCCCCAATTCGATGGTCCGTTTCACCACTTCCACCTCACCGGCCAGCCTTACCGCTTCTTTGCGGAAATCGGTATCGTCATACGCATGCGCCTTGCCAATCAGGAAGTCGGTCAGGCTGTCGATAACTTCCTTTTGACGTTCACATTTCATTTCATAGTTCAGCACTCGCACATGAACATCGCGGATAATCCGGCTGTCCCCATGTTTCTTGAAATCTTTGCAGAACTCATCCTTGTTCATCGAAGTGTTCAGATAAACCGCATGGATGTAATCAAAATCCTCTGCTGTAGGGGTTATCCCCGTCCGTTCCATAAATTCTTGCTGTGTCATAATCCTTATGTTTTTATTTTTCTTCTATATGTATCATGTCCAGTATGTTGTCCGTCGCCATGCTGTTGCATACAAGGATGGCAGCCTTCACCCCGTTTTCCTTCATCCACCTCTTTGCTTCGGCAATGGCAGGTGATTTTTGCCAGCCGTCTGAAATGGCAGCACCCAAATCATTATAGTGCTCATCTGTCAGTTCAAACCAATATCGTTTCATTTTCTTTAATCCTTAAAATTCGCTAATCACACGCCTTTTTTGTATATTTGGCGCGCTGTTTACATCTTAAACACGCTGCAAATATATAGAATTATTTCAATACACCAAACTAAATATGGAGGAAAATCAATATAAAGGCATGAATTTTATAGAAAGACTTCAATATTTCATGGAGAAAAAGGGCATAAATGACAATCAAATGACTGTCAATGCCGGTCTTTCTGTTGGACTTATCGGGAAAGCAAAGGTGTCTGGCAAAGGTATGAGCTCAATGAATATTGAAAAAATTCTATTAGCCTATCCAGAATTATCTGCCGATTGGTTACTTACTGGTGCAGGTAGCATGTTGAAACCGAATTCTAATTCCATTCAAACGGAATTAGAACCCGAGGACACCAGAGGCGAAACTGCTATACCAGTGCCGGAGGGATGCCACAAAGGAATTCCGCTGGTTCCGTTGTCAGCCATGGCAGGTGCCTTTACTGACGAAACATCCGTCATGGAGTACGAATGTGAGCGATATGTCATACCAGCATTCAAGGGAGCAGACTTCCTCATCCAGATCAAAGGGGATTCCATGCAGCCCACCTACTACTCAGGCGACCTCGTTGCGTGCCAGCGAATGCCACTTAACGACATATTCTTCCAATGGAACAAAGCTTATGTCCTCGATACCGTTCAGGGACCACTTATCAAACGCATCATGCCCGGATCCGACGCAGACCATGTGCTGGTTGTATCCGACAACTCTAATTACCCATCATTCGAGCTACACAAGGCTCAATTCAATGGTGTGGCTCTGGTTCGTGGACTTGTACGTTTAGAATAAAATATTAGCGATATGGATTTTTCAAAGAATATATTAAGTAAAGCCTTGATTTCTATATTTGAAAAAATGAATCAAAAGAAATCATCAGATAATGAGAACAACCAAATTGAACAAATATCCAATAGCATAACAAGTACAGAAGAATGTGATCCAAATGACTATATAGATGACTTGGACGATGAGACTAAAGAAATTCTATTGGAAGAAGAAATCGACCAAGCGGCTCAAGCAATAAGGATTATCACAGTGGGTATGGTAGATGCAATCAATGGGAATAATTCATTTTATGAAGTAAAGCGGGACCTCCATTTAATAAAAGAATCACATTCTATAGTTTTGAAATATTGTCACACAGACTTGTTCCCCCAAATAATCAATTACGCTAAAACAGATATGTTTGAAGGCGATATGCCCATTTTAGATGACCAAACTCAATATTTGGATTTCTTTTCTGAGTATGTAAACAACCCTGATGGTTTTTCTATACTTACACTTAAGGAAAGGGCCTCACCAGATTTAATTCAATACTTAGAACAAGCACAAGCATTCGAAGTATAACCCGATACGCACGCGCACACTTTTCAGGGCATTTTAGACCATCAGGCTGCAAAAGCAACTGTAAATCAAAGGATTTATCTTTATATAATAAGGTATATTACACAAATAAGTGTCGTTTTTCCTATATGAAAACAGAGAAAAACGGCACTTATTTACATTGGCAACCCCTTTTCCTATTTCGGGCGTACCCTCTAAAAACCGAAAAAGTAACCCTAAAAGTAACCCTAAACTAATTAAAGTAGTAACCCTAAACAGTAACCGTAATAGTAACCCTAAACTCAAAATTACCACCCGTAAGGGCATAAAAAAGGGGAGCCATAAGCTCCCCAATCAGCATTCAAAAGAATAACGCCTACAAGCCTTTCTAACGGCGTTATTATGTCGTTCTAACCATTGCCCTTACTACCGCCCGAAATGAGCGTAGATTGCTTAATTATAGCCTTTTTCGTGCATATTGTACCGTTACCAGACAGCCCGGCATGAAGGAGGTAAGACTTGCTTACTCCCACCTGATCTGCCGTCAGAACCGTATAAACAGCCGATATACTGCTGAAATACCAATCTTTCTGCTTCGTCCCGTCTATTTTATGCAGCAAATGCACATGAATCACTTTTGCCATATTCGTTTCTATTATGCTGCAAATATACTAAATAATACTTATTTGGAAGAATTTTAAGATACTATATTTAAAAATAGGCACAAAAAAACGGCCACACAGCCGTTTACACCATCATATAACAAAATCCATCAACCCAGCCATAAAACGGCCACACAGCCGAAAACAAAGTCCTTCCAGGCCGTTTTAGCCCCATCTGCAAGCCCGATGTAAAGCAACCGCTCAAAGATCCGAAGAAAAGCCCCTCAAACGTAAAGCAGATGTAAGCCCATGTAAAGGAAAAAACCGCTTCGAAATATTCAGCCCATTTTCCCGACCATGCCTAAACCCTTTGGTTTTCAAAACCTTTCGCCCATTTTCCCCGATCATTGGAAAAACCGCTTCGTTCTATGCCCCATAGATGGGCAAGAGTGGACGATATTGCCGGAAAGATCTGTCCGGGGTTGGATGATGCACTGACGGCCCGTGATCAGTATCTGAC